CAAGACTACCTAAAATAGTACAACCTAAAAATCCAGATGGTACTGCCAAAGGTGCACAAACAGGAAAATTAGATAAAGATATTAGCTTATTCGGAGGACCATTAAGAAGATGAGATCAGAAGAATTTATAAGAGAAGGCGCAGGCTTTGATGTAGAGGCGTGGTCTGACAACAAAGTGGATGACCATGGTCCTGACCTGATGAGATTAGCCAAAGGACAACCAATCGAAATACCTGCCTGGGACAGTTATTATATGGACATGGACGATGGGAGACCAGACGATGGCGACGAAAACGTGGCGGCAGATGACTCGATAGGTGGAGAAGTGACGTCAGCGATCAGAGGACACATGGATGACATTAAAAAAGTAGGCTTCGTAGGTAAAACTGAACAATTTAAACCAACAGCGGAAACAATCAAGTACGCACAGAACATAATTAAATCTCCAGAATTCAAGAAAGCATACCACAGCACCGAATCAGTTAAAGCAGAAGACGACAGCGAATTAAACAGAATTACAAAATTAGCAGGACTTGGAGAAGGCGCAGACTTTTTAGGATACTTAAAACAAACAGATGACAAAGGACAAGTCACTTGGTCGTTTCCAAATACAATGAAATTTAATACTCCTCACAGAAGCAACCATAATGCTAGACGTATTCTACAAGCATTAGGACTGCCTATGGATTTTGAAAACGAAGGACCTATACCTTTAGACCAATTTATAAAAGCAACTAGAAATTATATGGATAGCCATAAAGAAGCTGATGATGATATGTATGACAACGTTGAAATGTATGATCAAGAAGCATTAAGATTTAAAGCGAACCATCCAGAAATAACACACGTAGCATTTGCATAATATGAAAATTAAAGAATTTAACGAACCTACATCATCACAACCAGATACACAAAGTACTGGAATGGCACAAAACCAATTATTAAAAATTGGTCAACACGCAATTAAAATAGAAAACATGATAGGGGATTCGGCTGAAATGAATCCATGGGTTGCAAAGAAAATTGACCTAGTATCAAACTATGTTAAAAGTGTACACGGTAACACATCAAGTTCAGAATACGATGACAATGGTATGTCAGAAGACGGTATGACATCAGCTGATGTTGACAGAATACACAAACAAAAATATTCAGACAAAGAAGTTAGAATGGCAAAGGGCGTTGCTTTTGATAAAAGATATAAAGGTGGCAACTACACCGGAGCATCAAATACAATTGAAAAACTTAAAAAAGGATTATCACAACATCCAGATGTTGCTGACGCACTGAAGAGAGCCAACGAAGACGCAGGCACATCACCACTTAAAGAAACTGCTAAAATGGCAATTGAACTTATTGAATTACTTAACAACGGTGGTAGCATTGACGAAGCCACACAAAATATTTTAAACCAAGCCGCTGATAATTTACAAGCAGTATATCATTACGAAGACTACCAAAAACAAAATCCATACTCAGAAGAAATTGATAGTGCATTAGTACAAAAACACTCACAACTTGTACAAGCAGGTTTAGAAGGTATACTAGCACATAACACTAAAGTAGAAGATGTTGACACTAAACCAGGCATGATGAGAATTCTTAAAAAGAGAGTAAACGAAATTGAAAAAGATATTGCAAAAGAAAACAGAACAGACGAAGCACCAATAGAACAGGACAAAGACAATCCTGTTGCAAAACCATATGTTGATATGCCGGAATGGAAAGCATTACACGATATGGATGACAAAATTATTGACGCATATATCAAACACAAAGAAGTAAAAGAAGGTGGAATGCCTTCTTCAATTATTAAGCATAAACAAAAACTTGCACATATGTCTGATGAAGAATTAGCAGACAGATTTAAAGGTTATGATGAAAAGAAATTACGTCAAATGGCTTGGAGTCACGGTTATGGTAATATGAGTTCACACTACTTAGACAGAGTTAGAAATGTTATCACTAGCAAACGTACTGCAACACCAGAAGCAGAACTGGAAGAAGGTTTAAAAGATTGGGCAAAAAATTTAGCTATGGCAGGTGTTATTGTTGGCAGTTTAGCAGGAGTAGGATCAATTAACGATGCTATGAACAATAGTGTACCAGCAGTTAAGGCAATGAACACAGCATATGAAATGGCTGTTGATGCAGGTAATACAGAATTAGCAAACAATATTAAAAAAGATATATCAGATGCTAAAGTAAGACTAGATTCTGGTAAGGATTTAAATCATATTAAGCACTTACAAGACAAATATAGCAAGTTTATGAGCACCGAAGGACTAGCATACGAGTCAAAACTAGCTGTACAGCTTAATAAACAACTTAAATAAAACTGTAACAAATATAAATAATCATATGGCACACAATACTTCAGAAGATAATAGTTTTAGAGATCTAGTAGCTCGTTTGAACAAGATGAGTAACCTAACTCCAGAACAGGAAAGACAATCACTAATAGAATCTGTTGGTCAAGCACCAAAAGTATTAGACGACAAAGATATTTCATTAGCAGATATTGCCAAACTAGCAGGAATCAAAGAATATATTGAACCTATAAAAGTTTCTAAAAAAGCAAAGAAAATGGTTGAATCGATTACTGCTGAGCCAAAAGTAGAATCAAGCATCGCAAAAGCGATTGCAGAGTCAGACGCAGATGATTCAATTTCAAAACAGATCAAAGAAGCAGTCACAAAAGAATCCAGCAGACTAGACAAAATTGCAGAATTAGAAACACAACTAGCAGAATTAAAAATGGCTGAGAAAGAAGATGCTACAATGGATGCTAAAGCATTTAGAGAAGCATTTGTAAGTGAAATATCTGAATATGCCAAAGAAGCAGAACCAACTGAATTAGTAGAATTATACAACACATTCTCAGCAAACGAAGTTGAGATGAATGAAGACAACTTTACAATTAAAACTCCAGAGACAGCTGAAATAATTGCTGACGCTGAAAAAGAAGTAGCAGACGCAGAAGCAGAAGTTGTTCAAGAAAAAGAACCAGAAGCAGAAGAAAGATTAGTAGACTTAGATAAAGAAGTTTTACCAGATCCTGGAACACCATCAGTAGAAACACCAGCTATACTAGATAGTGAAGAAGGTGAAGAAATTGAACTAGATGCTGTCGAACCAGCAATTGACGTTCCAGCAGAAGATAAGTTCACAAACGACCTAGATCCAGCAGACAAAAAATAATAAATACCGTATATGACGGACATTCCTTACAACTATCAAAAGTATATAGACGATATTACTAAGATGCGTCAAAGAGGAGCCATTAGTGCAGGCGAACAAGTACTATCACCTACTAGTCCTGGTAGCAGAGGTCTTGCAAAAGTTGAAATGTTTACTAAAGGTCCTAATCAAATAATGAAAGCTAATGATGTTGAAGAAAGTGATGAGGAATTACAACGTATCAAAAAATTAGCTGGAATACTCTAAAATACCATTTGCTATACTCTTATAATTGTTATATACTAGCAGTATAACAACAGGAGAAACAAATGGCAGTAAGAAACTTTAACGACGCAGAAAAACAAAAGTTAATTCAAATTATCTCACAAGGTTCACAAGTACTAGGTGAAGTAGATGATCTTAAGAGTGGGTTAAGAGATACTGTGAAAGCAATTTCAGAGGAACTTGAACTTAAACCTGCACTAATCAACAAAGCAATAACAATCGCACATAAGGATAATTACAAAAATTTAACCGACGACCTAGACACACTAGAGTCAATATTAGTGGCCGCTGGTAAAATTTAGTGTTAAAAGTACTCAAAGAATTTTGGGTAACCAGTTACAAAACAGATAACACAGCATTTTATCTAGAAGTGTTTTCTGTCGCTGTTACTGTGTGGGGGTCTGCTATGCTAACTTTCACATCACCAAATCCAGAAATGCAGTTTGTTTTTCCATTATATCTTTTAGGTTCTATTACACTTGCATATGCATCTTATCGTAGAAGAATTATTTGGACTTGCTTTTTGGCATCATGGTTTACTATAATGAATGTAATAGGAAACATAAGAGTATTTTTTTAAATGAGTTACATAGACGCATTATATAAAAAAGATGAAGACAAAATTTACGTTGTAGAACGTGATCCTAAAAAAGGTAGAGTATTTGTAGAATACGATGCACGTTACATTTTCTATTATCCTGATGCTAGGGGTAAGCATAGAAGCATGACTGGAGTACAATTACAAAAAGTACAATGCAAAACGTCAAAAGAATTCATTAAAGAGCAACGGATAAGATCTAATAAAACTCTTTATGAACAAGATATCAATCCAGTGTTTAGATGCCTTGAGGAGAATTATCTAGGCAAAGAGACTCCCAAGTTAAACACAATGTTTTTTGATATTGAAGTAGACTTTGATCCTGAAAAGGGTTATTCTACAACAGATGATCCGTTTATGCCCATTACTGCCATAAGTTGTTATATGAGCTGGACGGATCAACTGGTTACATTTGCAGTTCCACCTAAAACAATTAATATGCAAGAAGCTAAAATGCTGACTGAGAGATTTCCTAATACAATGCTTTTTGAAAAAGAAAAAGATATGCTTGATGCATTTTTACAATTAGTTGAAGATGCAGATATTTTAAGTGGCTGGAACTCAGAGGGTTATGATATTCCTTACACAGTAGGTAGAATACAAAAAGTTTTAAGTTCAGATGACACAAGACGTTTATGTTTTTGGGGACAAAAACCTAAGAAAAGAGTTTTTGAGAAATACGGTCGAGAACAGTTAAGTTTTGATCTTGTTGGTAGAGTGCATTTAGACCTATTGGAATTATATAGAAAGTACACATACGAGGAACGTCATAGTTTTAGATTAGATGCAATTGGTGACCACGAATTAGGAGAAAAGAAAACTGTTTATGAAGGATCACTTGACCATTTATATAAAAATGATTTTGGTTTGTTTATAGAATACAATAGACAAGATACTGCACTACTGGCTAAACTTGAAAAGAAATTAAAATTTATAGAACTTGCAAATGAAATTGCACACCAAAACACTGTGTTGCTACAAACAACAATGGGTGCTGTTGCAGTTACAGAACAAGCCATAGTAAACGAAGCACACAGACGTGGCATGATTGTACAAGGTAGAAAATATAGAGAGAAAGGTGCTGAACCAGTAACAGCGGCAGGTGCCTATGTGGCAACTCCTAAAAAAGGAATACACAACTGGGTAGGTTCTATTGATATTAACTCTCTGTATCCAAGTGTTATTAGAGCATTGAATATGGGGCCGGAAACAATCATAGGACAGATAAGACCTGTGATAACTTCTGCAGAGATCAACAGGGCCAAACACGCAAAGAAATCATTTGCGGCATCTTGGGATGGACAGTTTGGTAGTTGGGAATACCAAGCAGTAATGAAAGAAGAGAAAGGTACCGAAATTGTAGTTGATTGGGAAGATGGTACTAGTGTCAGGATGTCGGCGGCACAACTATATGATGTGGTATTTCATGGTAATAACAAATGGATGTTAAGTGCAAACGGTACTTTGTTCACATACGAGTATGAAGCTATAATACCGGGCTTGTTAAAACGTTGGTATGCAGAGAGACAAGAGATGCAACGGAAAATGCAAGAATGCGGAGATAACGAGATTGAACGAGAGTATTGGGACAAGAGACAGTTGGTTAAAAAAATTAACCTGAACAGTTTATATGGAGCACTTTTAAATCCAGGTTGTAGATTTTTTGATATAAGAATAGGACAATCAGTAACACTAACAGGTAGGTGTATTACAAAACATATGGCAAGTAAAGTAAATGAGATTGTTGCAGGCAAATATGATCACAAAGGTGAAAGTGTAGTGTATGGTGACACTGACTCGGTGTATTTCTCAGCATATAAGACATTAGAGAAAGAAATAAACGAAGGCATTATATCATGGACAAAAGATTCTGTTGTTGAATTATATGATAAAATATCAGAAGAAGTAAACACTTCATTCAAAGCATTTATGACCAAAGCATTTCATACTCCAAGCACAAGGGGAGAAGTTATTGCGGCAGGGAGAGAACTTGTAGCATCTAAAGGTTTGTTTATTACAAAGAAACGATATGCAGTATTATATTATGACATTGAAGGAACCCGTACAGATACGGCAGGCAAAGAAGGCAAAATGAAAGCAATGGGTCTTGACTTAAAAAGATCCGACACTCCGGTATTTGTACAAGACTTTTTAAGTGAAATACTTTACATGGTATTAATAGGCAATGATGAGAAAAAAGTATTAGATCGAATTAGTGAGTTTAGAGCAGAATTTAAATCTAGACCAGGTTGGGAAAAAGGATCGCCCAAAAGAGCAAACAATGTAACCAAATACTCAGAATTAGAAAAACAAAAAGGCAAAGCAAATATGCCAGGACACGTTAGAGCAAGTATGAATTGGAATAGATGCAAAGATATGTATGGAGACAAATATTCTCTACCTATAACAGATGGTGCAAAAGTAATTGTATGTAAACTTAAAAACAATCCAATGGGTTATACAAGTATTGCGTATCCTGTTGACGAAATGCGTATCCCGGAATGGTTCAAAGAATTACCGTTTGACAGCGAAAGTATGGAAGAAACAATATTAGATGGTAAACTAGATAATTTAATTGGTGTGTTAGGCTGGGACGTACAAAGTACTGAAACCACAAATACATTTAACAAACTCTTTGAAATCTAAATAGTATTATGTTGAGTATAGAAGAAATAAAACTATTAAAAGAAAACTTACAAAAACTTAAAGGTACAGACTGGGGAAAATTTTTAGATGACCAAATACACCTTTTAACTACTTTAGAACTAGCCGTTGATGCTCATAATGAAGGAGTAATTAATAGATTAGATAAAACTCCTGGATGGTTTAACCTTGATAATGAGAAGAAAAGAAAGACCCCTATTGTTGATTCATTGTTGTTTAGAATAATAGAAAGTAAAATATTCCAATTCGCTAAAAGTGATTTATATTGCAGTTTAGAAATAGGTCCTGGTACAGGAATGTTTGCAAAAGAATTTAGAGCTTGGAGAAAGAACTACTTCTTAGAAGTATTGCCAGAGTTAGAACATAAAATAAGAAGAAGATTTAATCCACCTGCACAAAAAAATCTATTATTTTATAACACAAGGAAAACAGAATGTTCAAATATTCCACAAGGTTCATGCAACTTTGTGTTTAGTTGGGATACCTTTGTATTTTTTACACAAAATCATATACAACAATACCTACATGACATTAAAAGAGTATTAATACCAGGTGGTTATTGTTTTATACAATATGCTGATTGTCATTTTGATTTTGACTTACGAGAAGCTAAAAGAGGGTATTGGAATTACAATACCAAAACTGCTATGACTAAAATTATCAAAGAAGAAGGGTACGAAGTTATTGAAATGAACCAATTCCGACCAGGTTCTAACTATTTTATCTGTAAGAAACCTGGTAAACAAAATCCTGCAGTATATAAAATCTCTGAAATAACACTAGACTAAGACCTAAATATATTATACAATTAAAATATTATGATAGACATCTTAAAAGACATCGTTAAACATACGCATGGACTGGGATTTTTAGATCTTGTTAAAATCACTAGCGACGACAAAGAAACAGCTCTTGATTCAATGGCAGAAGATAGATCAGTAATCTTGCAAGGGTCTTTTCACAAACCACAAGCGGAAATGTCTGGTACGTTTGGTATGCCTCAATTGGGTAAGTTAGATATCCATTTAAAGTGTCCTGAGTATAAAGACAAAGCAAAAATATCTGTACTCTCTGGCACTAGAAATGGTGCAACAATTCCAACAGGAATCCATTTTGAGAATGAAAAGGGTGACTTTAAGAATGACTACAGATTTATGAATGCTGAAATTATCAATGAGAAACTTAAGACTGTAAAATTTAAAGGTGTTAAGTGGGACGTTGAGATTGAACCAACTGTGGCCAGTGTACAAAGATTCAACTTTCAAGCAACTGCAAACACAGAACACAATTCATTTGTTGTTAGAACTGAAAATGGGAATTTAATTTTCAATTTTGGTGATGCGGCATCTCATGGTGGTGAGTTCACTTTTGCAACTGACGTGAAAGGCACTCTCAACAAAGGTTGGAGTTGGCCGGTAGGTCAAGTATTACAAATATTGAAACTATCAGAGTCAGCGAAAGTTACATTACACTTCTCTAACGAGGGTGCTATGCAGGTTTCGGTTGATTCAGGACTAGGCAAGTATCAATATATTATACCAGCACAGGCACAGTAATGACAGATAAAAGGCAAGAACATTTAGGAAATTTTAATAGAAATTTTGCAGTGTTCTTGCCGGCTATCTCAAACTTCTTTAATACATTCATTTCCAAACAAAGAGTTACCAAAGGTACTCATATTCCGACAGAAAGAATTCCAAAAGGTTTAGACAGAGGAGTAGAAGGTTTAAACTTTATTAATCCAGACGAAGGTTATTTCACATACAATACAGCATTATACTCGGCAGGTCACGCCTGTTTAGATATGGACAAAGTAAATGACAGAGATTCTATGTGTGTTAACAGAGATAGAAAATTTAGCACAATCGTAGGAGACTCGGGTGGATATCAAATAGCAAAAGGTGTTATAAAATTTGATTGGAAAGACTTTGAAGGTACCAAAGCAAACACAGTTAGAGGCAATATATTAAATTGGCTAGAACTAACAAGTGATTGGGCAATGACATTAGACGTACCTACATGGGCGGCAGATGAACTAAACAGTGGCAAATCAGGATTAAATTCATTTCAGGATTGTTTAGATGCAACTGTATA